ATTGTTGTTATAGTGGTCATGACTATAAAGCCTCTAAAGAAAAGGAGGGGATAGGGGATTGATACAATCCACCTAATTTAAAACCATTTAGTTTTGTTAATACCTTTTCAGATATAAACTGTTTAACTGAATCTTCAGTCATAAAGCCTGAATTTCTAATAAAGGCTTTTGTTCTACTGATATTCAATTCAGTTATTTTTAATTGTGGGTGTGAATCAAAGTTCACGCCTACAATAAACCAATCTTTTTGACCTGCTCGGCTCTTACCATAGTTTAGAGTATTAGCAGTTTCTTTAACACCTTTTGATAAAGATTTAGAATCGGTTTTAACTTCTTTGGTTTTTTGTGTTTTGGTAACCTCTTCAATATTTTGTGTTTTCTCTAATTGTTCTAATTCTTTGAATTGAACACTTAGAGCATTTGTCATTTTTCTTTGGCACTTGAAAAGAATATTCTCGCGTTTTTTGTAATATTGAAGAGTTGTTAGTTTTTTTGCGTTGGTCATGTTCTTAGCAACTCTAACGTAATATAATATATAAGCAATATGCAAAAAAGCTGTTCCAAACTGTATCAAAACGGAAAATTTTCGACCTGGTCGATATGGAGAAAAAACGAAAAAAAAACTTTACTAGCGATACAAATTACGTAGATACAAGTTCGTCAATAGGGTCGAGGTTTCCAACCGTAGTAACCCAGTTATCCCATCTATATACGAAGCCATCGCGAGGGCGTGTAGTTCCCTTTTCCATCAAGGTCGCATCCTTGAAGAAACGTTTAGCAGTTATATATCCTTCAATCCAAGCCTTACTCTTATCAGCAAGTAAACCTACAAACACATACCCATCACACTTCTGACTGTAGTAAGTCGTTGTGCAACAGTCGGTGATTTCCGAGGGGGGTTTGTATAGATTCATTGTCTTTACTTCAAGTCTCTTATCCTTATACATTATATCATAATCATAAACTTCTAACTCTTCATCATAAACATGGGGTTTTATACCAAGATAGTCGGAGACAATGATTTCACCCAACGCACCAATAAAGCCTGCCCTAGCACCAGTTTTGTTTTGGTTGAACACTTTTCCTGGGTTGGATATATCATAAGCCCTATTCCTCTGTTCTTCCGTTATATCAACTTCAATCATCAAATTTTATTCCCCTACCTTTACAAAATGGGCAAATGCCAAGATGTCGTACTTTACACTTTCTGCAATAAGTCGTGCTCATGAATCAATCTACCTATAACTTTCTTTCTAAATTCAAATTGGTCTTTGGTTATATAACCGTCCTTGTCAAATTCACCGAGACTTTGCATTATATTTTTCCAGTCATTATAATGAGCCGTATATGTCTTTTTATCCTCATACATCATTTTGAAAATCCTCCAATTCCTTTCTTAGTTCCCTGTTAAGCATTTCATACTGTATTCTGTTTTCTCGTATTTGAGATGATATGAAGTTAATTCTACACTGTAGACTGTTTACCATTTGTCGTCCTTCCCAAACGGATCTTTCTTTACCGGAACGTCAATTTTTTTCCATTCGATTAATTCAATCACATGTTCATATATAGCACGTTTGTTAGTGCTAGACGCTATTTTATTTTGTACTGTCATCATCTATCTCCTTAATCTTATTGTTAATACCGTCAGAGACCAATGTTCCCTGTATTCTAAACATACATCTTATAAGCCCCCTCTTACTGTGGTCGCCAAAGGCTTCAGTGCATGCAACACACATAACTTTCTCTAGTTGTTTATTCCCTATCAAAGTGTTTCCTCTGGTGTTTTAATATTACATAAATCTTATCAATAGTACCATCGAATTCCCACTCACATTCAGGACATTTATATGTTACACTACCCATAGAGATCTCCTCCAACTCGTTTAGTAGTTTTTCTTTCCACGCTTCCACATGGGTTAAAACTGATATAATCTCGTTTGTTCTCTTCTCTTTGAGTGCCACATGAACCTAAATGATAATACCCCATATAAATCTTTACTCTTCTTCTTTATTTTCCTTAATAAAGTCCTCAACCAAGAATGTAATCTTCCAGAATGTACGCTTCGATTGGAGTGGAATGTTCTTCGGATCTGACTTGCCAAATGAAAGTGTAAACCAATCCATTATGCTGTTATAGTCATCTGCATCCAGTTCTACCATTATTTCAATGCCACCTTCTCAAGAGCGTCTACGACTCTTCCGTAGAAGTGAGGGTTCTCTTCTTTCATTAAAGCCCCCATTGCCTCGATTAAACCAACCACTGAACCAAAAAATATTTCCTGGTCTTCCTCTTTTATTGGAGTAAAATTATATTCATCATTAAATTTTAATGCGTCTAAAACGAAAGAAGCACCTTTTCCAATAATGTCTTTCATACTATTTAAGCATTTAGGGTTTATATAATGTTTTGTGGAAGCTGGCTAGTCAGACCAGTCTTTCCGTTAGGATGTGCAGACTCACACTACTTCCACGATATCTATTTATATGAGATGTATTTAATAATATCTAATGTCAAGCAATGATGAAATTGAAGTAGGAGAAGAAGAAGTTTTACCTCGCGAAGAATCTAGTAGTAAAATTAAATGCACTATAGAGGCAAAGTGTGTTGATTGCTATGATGGCGATTGCACTTGCAACTAGTCAAAAACGTTACACTTTCTTTACAACCTATTAACAAAGTTTATATAGAGTAAATTTTAAACAAACCCATGGGATTCGGAGACACGTTTAAGACCATATTCAAGAATCTGACGCAACTAAACAAGTCATACACCTCCACCACGGTGAGACCTAGTATTGCTCAGCCTTATATGAGCACTGACACTGGTGCTAAGTTACCTATATTTCCGTTCCCACTTATTATGATTTATGAGTTGGCAGATAATGTTGACTCGCTTAGAATACCAATTGAGACATTGAATAGAGAGATATTCAAGAATGGTTTCGAGATTGTTGAAAAATGGAAATTTAAATGTTCAAACTGTGCCAAAGAATTTCAATACAAGCCCCTCAAAGGCAATGCACCAGATGATCAGCCAAGAGAGACTAATGATTCATTGACACCAACTGTTGGTTCTGACGCAACTAACAAGGCAACCATTGTAGAAGGAGGAATGGCATGTGATAACTGTGGTTCACCTAAACTTCTCAGACCTTCCCCTGAAAATCGCAAAGCAGTTGAAGACCTCTTAAACGTTCCACTAAATGGGAACCAGCAAACATTAGAGGATATAGCAAGGCAGTTAGAACGAGATTTAGAAATTGCTGACAATGCATATTTACTTGTGTTGAAAAATTATTTTATTAATGATACTACAAAAGAGATAGATCCAAAGAAGACTGAGATAAAGGAACTACTAAGAATAGATCCTCCTCAAGTTGCGATGATCGCAGATTCTGATGGTAGAATTGGTTTTGATGATAAACATAACCCAGTATACGTGTGTCCAAAGTTCGAACATCGTGACAAACGACTTACACAGGGAGTTTGTGACAGATGTGGAACCAAAGCATTAAAGGCAGTAGCAGAAGTTAACTCTGTTTACAGTGTAGGTATACCACAACCTAAACGAGTTGTCTATGGTGAAGGTGAAATCATATGGAAGGCTGGAAAATACAAACCAGGATTAATTTATGGATTCTCTCCAATCTATGCAATATGGTCTAAGGTTATGGCACTATCACACATGGACGAGTATATTAGAAAGTATTTCGACAAGATGAGACCACCAAGAGGTATGTTAGTTATTGCATCAAGGAACTATGAAACATTTAGAAAGTCTTGGGATGCATTAGAACAAAAGGCAACCGAAGATCCTTACATGATCCACCCACTTTTGGTAGAATCTGATAAGGGTGGTAAGAATATGGCACAATGGTTGGACTTTACTGGATCACTAAAGGAATTAGAATTTACAGCAATAAGAAAAGAACTACGAATGATTATAGGTGCAATCTATGGAGTATTACCATTATACTTCGGTGAACTTCCTACTGGTTGGTCACAGGAAGGTCTTCAAGTTACAATTACAAACAGGGCAGTAAAATGGGGTCAAGATATTCTTTTGCAGTCATTCTTATCAAAAATGGTTGCAATGTTAGAAGTAGATGATTGGGAATTAAAATTAAAGACTGGTGAAGAGACAGACAAACTTAGAGACCTACAAATACAAGGTGTTGAGATTGAAAATATGAAGGCATTACAAACATTAGGCTTTGAGATTACAAGAACACACACTGGTGAGTTCAAGGTATCAAAAGATCCAGTAATAGGAATAAGAGAGATGATGGAAGGACAAGGTCAGAACACGATGAAGCCTGGTGAACGAGGTAGAGAAACAGCAGCACCAAAGGAAGATCAACAAAGGTTTGAAGGAGAACCAAAACATGTAAGACCGTCAAGAGAGGGTGGATTAATGCAAGGATCACCTCAAAAGAAACCATTTTCACAAACAAAGGCAGTTATGGACTTGGAGAAGGATAAATTCCCAGATGGAATAACTCCAGCAAACTTTGAGATAATAAAATCAACATTACAAGACTCTGTTGACTATTCTTGGACTAAAAAGAAAACAACAGAAGAATTACGAAAGTATGCAGGTCTTACAGTAAGACAAGCAAGAGAGATAGTCAAAAATGAATTAGCAGAAACAAGGAGGTGGGAAGATGGTATTCCAGAGAAAGAAAAAGACGAAACCTAAACAAACCACAAAAAAAGACACTGTGAAAGTGTCTGAAGGAGAAGTAAAGGTTTATAAGAAGGAAGTTAAGAAACCTGAACGTTATGATTCAGTTCTTGAAACAGCAGAGGAGGTTGTTAAGTTAATTCCTAAAGTATGTACTACTGCGTATGCATGTACTAACGCATATACAATATTACAGAACGCACTTAAGAAATTACGACTAGCAAATTATTAGTATGCCGACAGAATTACCTGTAGACACAGGAGGTACTGATTATGGTAAAAAACTTTGGGAAAAACATCAAAGTAATGAGTATACCAGAGTTAACGAGTATAAAGAAGCAGTATGTCTAAATTGTCTTAAAACCGATGCAACATCAGCCACAATAGCAGATATATGTTCTGAATGTGCTGGAAAGCGTGGTAGAGAACCACTTCTTGCTACAGTCAGTCAAAAAATGTATGGATTATGTTTTTTCTGTGGTTATTTCAAATTTAACATAGAACAAATAAACGGAAGGTTCTGTAGAACTTGTCATAGGCGTATAGCAAATGTTACTAAGGAATATAATAAAAAAGGTGGAATGTTTAAAGCAGATCCATTTTGGATTAAGATGAGAAAGAAATTAGGCAAGGATTGGAGACAATTAATGTCAGACGGTTCTCAGAACAAACGTTAGAGTCCTTTTCTTTTTTCTAACTTCCATTTGTTATATTCCATTAAATCTGGTGGAGTTAATAGTAATTCTAGTAATTTTTGAATTGTATCTAGCTTATCAACAACTTCATCAAGTTTTTGGTTTGTACTTGTTAATGATTTTAATGAAAGAAAATCAAGATTCATTTTTTAACACCAAGTTTATCCTATCGTTTATTGTATCATAGAATCTTTCTGACCAATCTATTTCAGTACATTTTTTTGGCATATCACCATGAAATCTACCAACAAAGAATTTTAACAGTGATTTTCTCAAAAATCTTCTAAAAAACTCTACATTATTATTTTTTGGATTATAATGTATTTTTTTATGTAAAACAAGTTTTTCATCTCCCTCTAGAAATTTATCTGCACTACCATTTCTAAAATGAACAATAGTTCTAAATAATTGTGGTCTTTCTTTCTCTAGGTTTGTATTTGTAATAACATATAGTTTTTCACCCTTGATAAAGCAATCTATTATCTTTGTTGTATATTCTAAAAGATTAAAGTTATCACCATATCTTTTCTTGAATGTTTCAATATTATCATAGACATGGAATGATGTTGCCATATAAACCTATAAAAATACTTATTAATAAACGATTCCTTGAAATTTCATGGATGAAGACAATATTTGTTCATGTAAGAAGAAAATGTATGGATATACTGATGGAACACATACAGTTTACATTTGTTATAAATGTGGAAGGTATTCAGGTCAGGCAGGTGGAGATGCATTATTTGTAGAGTTAATAATGAATGATCCATTAATACTTATGCATTTGATTGCTGAGAAGTTGTTAAAACCAATAAAATA